AGGTCTCGCTGCTTCTCTTCTAATTGACCTCCTTGAAAAGCGAGTTCGTTTTGGTGTTTTAGATCTTGCGATTGTTTTGCAGTTAAGATGCCGTTTTCTCGCAGCCTTGCGCCAGTTTCTTTCAGGTTAGTGTGCAACGCAAGAGCGTGGCCTCGCTGCGTCAACATCGACTTTGTATTCAGCTCGGCGATCTTTGCTTGTGCTGCTTCGGTCTGAAGACCTATAACAGATAGTCCGTTTGCAATTTCACGACTAGCCTTTATGTTATCCCATTGACGTTGGAGGATCTTCGTGGCTTCGGCTTGAGCCCTATCAGCCGTGGCTGAGGCTGCGGCACCTTTCTGTCGCTCAGTGTTGATACTTTGGGTGATCTCAAACTGCTGATCCAGAATCTCCTTGGTTTTTTCATCAACACGAGCATTAAAAGCCCCTACCGTTTCTTTCGATGTTTGATCCGGTATACCAAAGGCCTTGGCGGCTGCTTCTTTCGTCCCTTGGGGGTCTAGCTTTGCCTTTATAGGGAGGACTGCGCTCGCGAAAGCGGCTTCTGCCTCGCTCACATGACGAGACCAGTCAATGCTTGCTTTATTGAGTGCATCTTCCAGACCATCGGAGATGATAGTAAAATTCTTGGCTAGGCCGAGGGATTGCAGGAAGGCGATCCCATTATCAGGAGATGAGAGAACATCGGCGATCTTCTTGTCAATTTCTGCCAACCGAGCGTCAATTGAGCCTCTCTGTTCGCCCTCGGCGCTTTTTCTCTGGGTAAGAAGAGTCCCTTGCTCTTTGACCAGTTCCTTGAGAAGCCCTTCCTGCTCTTTCAGGCTCTTGGTTTCTTTCTCAAGTACTGGTATAGCGGCTTTGTTGAACTTGATAGACTTTTCATGTATTCGCTGCTGGATTTTCAAAGATCCTTGGATATCACTCTCGTACCGAGAGATGCTTGCCCTATGCCCTCGTTGATCCGCTATGCTCTTTGCTTGCTTCTGGTATGCCAGCACCTCTTTAGAGGCATTGAGGGCTCGTTCCTTGCTTTCCTTTGTCGCATCAACTTGCCCAAATGCCTGAGCCGTCTTAGCTCTGGCTGTGGCAATTTTCTTATCCAGCAAGGCAAGTTTCTGCCCTGTGGTTCTGGCCTTCCCAAGATCATCGGCTAACTTTCGATCACTGATCTGCGACTGTATGTTAGCTATCTCTTTCGTGCTGTTTATGACGGAAGACTGCGCTTGTTTCAACGCGCTTTCAAGGCCTTTGATGCTGTCAGCATAGAAGTCAATTATCTGCTTGCCTGCATCTTTCAAGACCGCTACTGCCTGTTGAATACTATCATCGCGTATGGCTGCCAGTGCAAACTCTTGTTTGTTGGCCTCTACATAGTACTGAGCCATAGCTTGAGTCAGGCCCTCGAACTGCGCTTTGTGCTCTTCCCCAAGTCGCTTCGCTAACTCTGTGCCTGTTTTTTCAGCTTTTTTCAGCTCTTCGGCATACGTGTTGGCCGCTTTAGTGGCCTCACTGATACCCCCAGTTATTACGTCCCAACCAACGATGATGTTGTCTATGTGATCGTTGACCCACCCCAATTTCTTAGTTATGCCAGGAATGAGCTTCGCACCCGCAGTCGTAAGTTGGTTATTAAACTCCTGCATTGCAACAGTGAGTTTATGGGCGTCCGATTTAGCAAACTCATCCCAGGCCTCAGTGGCTGCCGTTGTGCCTTCAGCGATCTCTTTCATAGCCTCGGTGAGATCTTCACCATCGTTAATCATTATCCCCATCTGTCCGGCGATTGCACGGACACGACGAAGCAGATCAGCCATACCCTCCGAAGTTCCTCCGGTCTCTTGGCTTAATTTCTTCAGCACACCACCTAGACCTCCGAAAGCGGCAATTGCTTGCTTACCGTCTTGGACGCCCCACTTGTGGAAGATTGCTCGCATCTCGTTAGTCGGCTTGATGAGTTTAGTCACCACAGCCCGCAATTGCGTGATGGCAGTATCAGCCCGAACACCTGCTCGCGTCATAACAGCGAGAGATGCTGCTGTTTCTTCCCATGTAATACCCAGCGCGGCGGTGAGAGGTGTGACTCGACCAATGACGTTGGCAATTTCGCTTAGTCGGATACGACCTAATTCGACGGTTTTGAACAGCGTACCAGCTACGTGTTCCGCCTCCGAGGACGCCAGACCATAGGAGTTCATAACAGACGATAATGCGTTCACAGCATCGCCGGTCTCGGAAGCCGTGACGGTAGCCAGTTTAGCAGCTTCGGAGGTGAACTTTAAGGCTTCCCCGGCCTCAACCACTTGGTTGGACAAGGTTTGGTACAGACCTTCCGCCAAGTCGCCGGGAGCTTTGCCGAGTTCGTTCGAGAGGTCAATGAGATCTTTTGAGATGGTAGCACTAGATGGGGCATCCTTACCACTGATCGTCCGAACTTCTTCGATTGCCAGTCCAAGTTCGCGAGCAGCTTCAACACCCTCTTTCAAACCTTGTATGACACTGTTAAGACCCCGTAAAGCTATCTGAGTCTGGATGACTCGGGCCATCGTCTTCCAAGACGCGGTAAAATCGCCGGCCTTTTTCTTGGCATTGTCGAGAGCCTTGCCGGTGCCCTTAAGTGCGGCACCTCCAGCAGCACCTTTCATCCTCGCTAACGCGGCGTTCGCTTCGTCTAGTTTACGGGTCAACTTAGACAAACTGGCGGTGGCACCACTAGCATCAAAACCTAACTTTTGCGTGATTTCTGGCATGTTACAGCTTCCTCTTGTTGAGGTATCTATAGGGGTTTGGGAGTTTCGCCGTCTTGGCTACGCCTTCCCAAGCTGATCGAGCGCGATCTTGAAAACCGTAAGGCGTGAAACGAACATTGTTACTGAACGGGGCAGGAGGGGTGCCAGCCTTCGCCGCGTTGTATTCGTTGTAAGCAAGATATCGTAGACTAGTGGAATACTGGAAGCCCACATAAGACTTGTTTTCGATTACCTTACTACCACCGGAAGTACTCTTACCAAGGGACACTCGACTCTTGGTTCTTAGAGGTCCTATCGGTACTGAGGTACCAAGTTCGGCGGCCAGCTTTTGAAATGTTGCTCGCGAAGCTCCAGACCATGTCGGTATCGGGGTCTTGTTAACTGCTGTGTGAATCCAAGCCTGCCCAGCCCTCTCGTTGTACTCCCGGAGGGCTTTGAGCATGGCTTTTCCATACACACCCATATCGATGTGCATTGTATAAAATTCAGCTTTGAACTTCATTTGTACTTGGGCAGTAAGGCTACTGCTTTTTCAATTCGTTCATGTTCAGCAGTTTGGTGATATGCGAGCAGTGTGGCCCGTTGCGGGGTTTCCAACTCGTCCCAGCCGATGGAGTATTTGCTTTTGAAGCCGGGAGGGAGGATATTGAACTCGCGACAAGCTGACCAAATCACATAGTCTGACGTTCGATGTTTCGGCCAGAGGATCTTGCGAGCTACTCCCCCTGACCGAGTAGAAAAGACGCTCGGGCCTCAGCGATCTTTGCCTCATCAAGTGCATTCGCAGCCATGACAAGTCCGACGACCCGGTTCACTTCGGTCTCAGACAGGCCTGCTTCTTTCAGTTCGTCTGTCCACAGAGTCCAGGTACTGGGCTCTTTGATCTTGACTTGCTCCCATTCGATTTTACTCGGTTCAAGGGATCGGAGGCACATCAGGGCGAAGCGAGCATCGTCGCGCTTTGATACTGCGGCAAGGTAGTCCTTGTCTTGCAAATCCGAGACTCTACCTCCCTTTTTCTGAAGCATCGGGGCCACCGGCTCGGGCACCAAACGATCGAACTCTTCTTTGATTGCGACGGCTTTTGCGCGGAACGGGATGGGGTTACCATCGGGACGAGGCAGGACAAGCAATTCTTCGCACTCGGTGATTTCTATTCCAGCAACTCTCATGTTTGAATCTCCAGGTTAAGGTAAGACGTAAAGGAAAGAGGTGCCGACAGGGCAGCGAGCCATCGCTGCCCTATGTCGGCAATAACTTAACATTCGTCGTCAGTCGAGCGTGTGACAGTCGGCTGACTGACGTTGCAACGTCCAGAGACAGCAATCGTCGCTTCTCCCGTGTCGAAGTCAAGAGACTCATAACGGAAGTCGGTGAACAGAACGTCTTCGTCTTCGTCAGTTCCGCACGGGACACAATGCTTCGCGAGCACATCCACACAGTATGGCTCACAAAGGTCGGCCGAGGTCGATACCCACTCGCTGGCCTCTCCTTGTTGCTTCAAGGCATCGGTAGCCGTGATAGTCTGTCCCGACTGGGTCTTGATGTACTCATAGACGAACTCCATGGACATTTCCACGGGTTGTTCGTCAGCTTCCTTGACCGTGTCAAGATCACCACGCTCACGAAGGTACTCATACTCCTTCGCTTCGGTCCAGGTAAGATTACCCTCACCGACCTTGATCTCAATCCGCTGATTGATGAACGTTAGCGCGCCCTCCTCATTGCCGGTGTTGTACGTTCCAGCACCCATAATCGGAGTGACTACGAGGTTGAGCGTTGGACCATCATCGGTGGGCGTCCGGGCAGTAACAGTGTGAATCGTGTTAGCGGTCTCGCCGTTGACCGTCAAACGAGCCCCAATCGGAACCAGATTGGTAGTGGCAGTGTTGAGGACAATGGTTTCCACCTCAAGGTCGGCATCGTTCTCAGTGGCATTAGCAGACAGATTGCCCGTACCGGCCAGACCGTCCTGCACATAGATGGTCACGTCACGCATTTCAATACGCGCCATGGTTAAACTCCTTTAAGAAATGGTTGTTGATTTGTTACTGGTCCGCACGACCAGCCCGAACCCGCCAGAGGCGGTAATATGATATGTAAGTCCGCACTGTACATATCAAAAATGACTTTGTGTTATTGTTCGTTGTCAGGGTGATCTTCCAAGGCCTGATAAAGATTCTTTTTCCCTACACAGTGCTCCTTCTTCAAGAGCTTGGCCTGCCCTCGATTGAGATAGAAACCAGGGGCGGCGGGGTCGTCATCCTCAGCGGTTGTGTC